TTAGAAAAATCCCAGAAGGATTCTTTTGTCCATTACGCTAAAAACGCAACAAGTGATGTAGAATCTTATCTATTTGCAAGGTTTCTGCATCCGTCGTATCAGGGAAGCATTGCAGATTTGACAGCGTGGATACAAGAAAAGTACCCAAAAGAAGACTTACGCAAGATCTTGCTCATAGAGATTGATCAGTTGAGGAACGACATAACGCAAGTGCGTAACATGACAACGAACAATATGCTGGATTATGCCACAGCGGCAACAAAAATTGCATCTTTGCAGAAAGAATTGCGTTCGCACATCCAGACAGTACGAGCTATTACAGATGGGTTAGATCGCCGTGGGCTTCTATTAGCTGGTGCGGATCGTTGTCTACGTGAATTATCCAATACGTTCCAAGACCAGCCTACACTCTTATCTTTGTTAGAAGATGCAGGCATGGTCGTTTGGTCAACGCTTGAACGTGAAGAGAAATCCTAAGGCACCTTCACAAGTTTCTTTAGGATTTCGTTAACAGGGCATCTAAAAATACCCATAAAAGCGTCATTCACTCCTAGAGACATAACTAATTCATCGTCCTCTAGGTACGCTCCGAACGGCAAAATAACCGCAGGTTGTTTGGACACCGGATTTCCGACGTAATCAGTCCATGTAATCAGTGTATCTTCTAGTGATCCTGTAAATACGGGCTGCGGAGTCACATGAGTTATTTTTGTAAACTCCAAATCAGTCATCAAAGCGCTCAGATGGTACACCAAATAAGGGCTGCCTAAATCGTCATATGTCATATGTTTCCAGTGGAAAAATATAAGTTGCTGAGAATCCAGTAAAATTGGCGGCAATGAGCAGAACGTTGGTGCTCCGTGGGTAATACTTTCTAAGGCATCGCTATCTACTTTGATTGGATCGAGATTTTCCCGTTCGATCACTAATGGGTGTACTGAGTACAGACAGTGCAAAAGATCCCGATGTGGAAAAAAGCACCAATTTTTTTCTGTTTCTCCCTTAGTTAAATTTTTACCAATAGGAGGGAACGCTGTTTGCACAGCATCGCCTAATTCGTTTACGTAGCAAACCGCTACTTTAGGTGTGTCAAATAGCTTCCGCCCTTTTTGGTCGTACTTGCTAGCGTACTTGGACGTAACAAATTGTACATACAGGTTCTCGTCTGGTCCTTTAAATAAACGAGGATCTTCGTAACTAAGTCGGCGTGGCGTGGATCGTAGTTTCTTAGCTCCGAGCACCGTGTGGTCGTCCCCTAATTGCCCGAGATAAATATCTGTATGTGCATTATTCAAATAAAAATAGTTGTTGTCATATCTAAAACCAAAAGGTTCGGCCTGAGACCTCCAGGCAACGTATGTTTGATCGTTATGCTTTAGGATCGAAGGGCTGAAATTGCCCACGCTGAACTTTGGAAGCCCGTGGACAATGCGTTTAAACTGTCCTTGGAGTTCTTCGGCTTGCCGATATACACTTGGAACCCCGTCAAATTCCTTTTTGATTGGGTAAACAACGTCTGAGTGGACGTGACGAAAGCGGTGTGTAGTTTGCATACTAAGAAAGAAGATCGTTAATTGCTTTAATGAACCCCATTGAGACGGATTCCCAACGGTACTCGGGTCGCTGAGTCACTGCGTAACAGGTTTCCGCAACTTCATCGTATAAATTCTTATCAGAATACAAATCTGTAAGTATTTCAGCGGCTTCGTCTGTGTTAATTAAGCCACGCTCAACACCCAGGTCTTTGTCCGTCACCCAAGTTGCTACGGGGATCAATAAACCAGCTTCTTCCCAAATATCCTTACATGCCGTGTGGTCGGGAACTACTTGCGGTTTCCGGCAGCTTGCGTGTTCAAAACTAACAAGACCCCAACCCTCACCATCTGCTGTGTTTATCCCTACGTCACACGCGTTGTATATGGTATTTAGGAGTTCATCCGGCGGGGCAGCAATGTAATTGATTTCATTTGAAGTCAGAATAAGTCGTTGCTTGTCGTCTAAACCCAGACGAGTCATCTCCCGCTTAAACAAGGCTGTAATATCCCAACCTAGATCCTTTGTGCCCATGTGAAGGTACAACATCGTATCCGGTTTATCCATCGCAAAGCGAGCAAACGCCTTGATGGTTAGGTCTATACGTTTTCGCGGTTGGTTTCGATTACCGTTAAATACGATAAATCGGTCGTGCGGCAGCCCTAGTGCATCCCTTGCTTGCTCCGTAGGAATAGGGTTAAATTTAGAAGTATCGACACCATGCGGAAGAACTCCTAGTTTGCTCGGCTTAATATCGTGCTTTAAGATGCGATGTGCGCAATTAATTGTAAACGTGATTGCGATATCCCATTGAGGAATATTCCTTAACATATCTGGGTAATAGTATTCACTGTCGATGGGGAAGTAAGCAATAAACTTGAACTTATACTGATCTTTAAGAAACTGTATTCGTTCCCACACCTGATTTACAATCCAGATGTCATTTAAACAGATAAAGATATCGGGCTTGATTTTATCAATAAGTTCCGGCAACCGTGGGATCCCGAAACGATCAGGACACGCCAAGTTGGACGCAGGGTAAATCTTGTAGGGTAGGTCATGAGGATCACCGTTATAGTTTATACCCACAACTTCTACTTCATGTTCCTTCTGCAGATGTTCAAGTATGCTGGATGTTACTCGGCCAAACCCTGTGTTTGAACACGCATCCCCGTACCACAGCACTTTCGCCACTTTGCTAGTAAGCTTGGAGTACGATCACTATAGCAACATTGCCAGCTTATTGACATGACCAGTCGGGAATCGTTTGCATATCGGCGAAAAGCACAGCTAAATGCAACACGGGCTGTCGAAAATACCAATAAAGAAGACAACTCTGTGTACTCTAAAGCAGCTAATGATTTCCATACTTTCTGTGTGCTTATGGATAAAATTCCTGCGCCACATATGTTGGAATGGCACAGGCACTTGGTTACTGGAGAGAGCAATAGATACTTACTAGATATAGCTGGATCAAATCTCGACATATTATCCCCTAGAGGGTCGGCAAAAAGCACAGTGCTCAATATGTTTACTGCATGGTGCATAGGACGCCATACAGCAGCAAAGATGTCACTTCAGATTATTTACATTTCTTATAACATTGCGACTGCTACCCCTAAGAGCAGGATCATTAAACAAATTGTCGATTCAGTTACATTTAAAAAAATATTTCCTAACTGCAGACTAAAACCTGGAATGCAGAGTGATGTGGGCTGGTCAATTGATTTTGAATATGCGGGGATTCCCCGAGTGGGGGATGAAGAGTTTACTTTGCGGGCTGCAGGTCTTAGGGGTTCAATTACATCTAAGCGGGCTCATCTTTGTTTAATTGATGACCCGCTAAAAAGCAGTGCGGATATCCGTAATCCGGCAATTCGGGAGGAAATGAATAATAACTGGTCGTCTGTTATATCACCTATTATTTTTGATGGCGGTCGAGCTATTTGTTTAGGCACTAGGTTCCATCCGTTAGACATCCATAAGACTATGTTTTCGCCTGCTAAGGGGTGGAATCAAGTAGCCCAAGAAGCTCTGACCTATAACAACAAAGGGGAGCCTGTTAGTTACTGGCCCTCTCAATGGTCCGTTGATTATCTACTTAAAACAAAAGAACTAGACCCAGTTGCATTTGCATTCCAGTACCAACAACAACCCGTACTAACGTCAGACTTGATTGTCTCGCCTGATCTTCTTGTTCGGGCTGAAGTTGAAATGGAGTTCGATTCTCTAGCCGTGGGTATTGATTTATCCGCCAGTGCAAAAGAGACCAGCGATTACACTGCGTTTGTTTTAGGAGGTCGCTTAAAAGATAAGTATTACATAATCGATTCCCATCAATGCCGTTCAATCGGGAACTTAGAAAAGATAGATATGCTGTGCGAGATGCTGCTTGAATGGGGAATTTTAACTTTTCAAGACGATACGTATTTTCCGACTTATTCTACGGTCACGCTAGTAGTTGAGTCAGTTGCGTACCAAGCGAGCCTATCTGCGGATCTGAAACGAGTCTTGTTGAACGACCGTGGGCTTACAAACATCCATATACATGAAGTTTCCGGTTTTAGAGGAGATAAAGTTTCACGATTTAGAGGGACGCTAGGGCTGCTGGAGAACAGAAAGATAACGTTTAATAGGTATCGTAAGTTTGAAGCGTTATTTGAGCAGATTATAAATGTTGGTTCGACTACCCACGATGATTTGCTGGATGCTTATACACATTTAATAACCTTTCTGCAGAGGCGCGGCAGTTTCTCTATAGAGTATTAGGGCAGGGGTTAGCTCTATGACGAAAAAACTTTGGGTTGCTGTGACCGCAAACAAGCCGTTGCAACGGGTGGATCCTTTGTTGGATGTGTTGCGGGAGTACGCTAAGTATCCCTGTGATACTTCAGTAAATATATATGTGGATTACGATTCTCAAGACGACGTAGAAGTTCTATATGAAACGTTACAGGAGTTTAAAAATCTTAACATTGACATAAAAGTGGCTAGTCCTGGGTACTTCGGATGGTACCTTACCTGGGCTCACAAGACGGATTTAGCTCTGGCGATCTTAAACAAGAAGGCTGACTACTATATATATTCGGAGAATGACATGATGCTTACCTATGAAAACTTTAAGTATTACCGTAAGTGGAAACCCGTTCTAAGCAGATACAAACTTGAACCAGGGTTTGTTCGTTACGAGCAAAACAAAGACAAGAAGGTTCCGTTTGATAATCATTATGTGTACTCCCTGACAAAAGAAACACCTAATATCTGGACTACCCGTGGGTTTACTGTGCCTAACGTACTCGTTGTCGATTACGAAATCGACTTTTTTGTGCAATTAGCTAACCCCTACTATGGAGCTATGATCCTAGATCAAAGTGATGGCGAGGAGTACATACGATCCGATAGTTATGATCCTGAAAAAAGTTACGCTAAGGTAGGGGTTCGTAATTGGCCCATTGCGGATCGTAGCTCTATGGGGCTTGCGTTTGAGAGCCCCCCTTTTAATTTTGAGCACCGAAGGTGTGTACCTGTCAAAAAACGTCACGAGAACTATGAAATCTTGGATTGTGGATTAGTGCAGCACGAAGGCACGAAATACTCTAGTGCTTTTTTAGATAAAGGTACAGAGCTGATTTGTTGTAAAAAGATGCTTGTACTGTGATTGTGGATAACTCTAAAACAATAATTGTTTCAGTTTGTTATTGTCTGAACGGAGAGCGAATATGCAAAATACTCCCGAAGGAGGAGGCTCAGTCCTTACGAAAACACGTAGAATCCAAAGGAGGAACGGTTTACTGGTTCAATGCCACAGATGGATAACGCACATCCTGATTACTATGCTAAAGATGGTCTGGAATGTTATGATTTTCAACGGGCATCTACTGGCTTAGTTAAGTTTCAAGGGTACCTAGAAAATTGTATATACAAGTATTTATGGCGGTGGGAGGACAAAAACGGTAAAGAGGATCTGCGGAAAGCCCAGGTTTATCTGGCTAAGCTTATAGAAACACTTGAGTAAACATGGACGTTCGTGCTTTTGGAAGTTACTATGGACAAACTTCAGTTCTACCCTATGCTAGCGGACTTGCTCTGTCTCCTAGTGGGCAGTCTTATAACTTTCCCGCTTGTCGAGCTGTGTACATCAACGACGGGGACGGCAACCAGAATTTACAAGTTCTTTTTACGGACGGCGTTAACACTCCAATCACGTTGAAGAAAGTTACAGCCAATGCTTTGCTTCCTATATCTATAACCACTATTAGCGGAGCGGCTACGACGGTGTCTGATGTTGTGATTCTTTATTGAACTTTGCTGTCTTTCTGAATCATGGACTCTACTACTTTTCTTAATGCGCTGACTGGGGCCGACCGGTCTTACAGTGATCGAGCGTTGCCGACGACTAAGAGTCTGATTCGGGAAGTAAGCACCCCTTCTAATATCAGCTCTAAGCTGCCCGAAGAAGTTATGGATATAACCAAAAATGACTTGATACAGCTGGCTTTGAAACTACAATTGGGCGGTAAGCAGTCGCCGATATACGCGGCACTGAATAAACAATTTTTGTAATATCTAAACGTTGTATCTGTATCTGAGTATCTTTAAGGAAAGACGTTAGACCATGAACAATCCATTCGACCGCGCCCACGGCTTTTTTTCCGAGGCATACGCTATGCAGGAACAAGCTGCTCAGAATCAAACGAGTAATCAGCGTCAAGTAGACAGCCCCCAGAGGCACGAGTATTTTCCTACTCGGTCGGAGGCATATAACCCAAATTCTCCAGCACACAACTCACAGAGTTTTATGGAGGATCTGAAGCGTGGTTTACTAGAGAAATCTGCCCGCAATCGGTCTACAGAAAACCATACAACACTCCGAGCCGGGGGTGGGGTTCCTGTCAAATCAGTGCTACCATCATAGTGACATCCGCAGCAGTTTAGATGCTCTACGATTGTTTTCTTTATTTTGATGAAAAAGAACTTCTAGAACTACGAATAAATATTCTTAAAGATGTAGTTGATGGGTTCATCGTCACAGACGCAAACCTTACGTTCAAAGGCGACCCTAAGCCTTTTACATGCTTAGACACCATACGGGAACTGGGTTTACCTGAAGATAAGATTCAGGTTTTGCACGTAGAGTTGCCTCCTAAGGAAGTCGCCCCTAATCCCTGGGTACGAGAGTACGCCCAGAGGGACTCGCTCGCCGTGGGGATGAGGATGACCTCCCCCGATTCTGTTTTCTTCTTCAGTGACGTTGACGAGATACCGAAACCAGAAGCTTTGCTTCAAGCTGTTGAGGTAGCTAAGGAGAATCCGGATTGTTGTATCCGGCTGTCTATGCCTATGTTTTACGGCAGAGCGGACCTCCGAGTCGTGGATCCTGATGGAGATCCGTCTAAACCTCCTACCAACTGGACTTGCGGTACTGTAGTTCTTCCCCACCAGTTGGAGGAAACGCTTTCTCAAATACGAATGAAAGGTAACGGTTTAGTAGTAGGCGACTGCGATGCTGGTTGGCACTTTTCTTGGATGGGGGATGCTGCTCGGATGAAACGCAAGCTTACCTCATTCTCTCATTGTTATGACGATATACCTAACGCACACGCCCCCGCCTATAGCCAGGAGATGCTAGACTTTTTAGATGTGTATGAAGCCCATGCTGGAGGAACAGATCCCTTAGGTCGAAAGGATCATGTATTAGTTCCGTATCCACATGAGCTACTTCCTCCTGAATTGTTTAAACTAGATGGAGTTAGGAACTATTTGCTGCCCCATGGCTAACCAATCCTCCGAGGAATTCCGCGAGCGCTTCTCTAAAAAGGCAGAGGGCGATAACGAGCGTGGCGAAAAAAAGGGCGGTAAAAAGGAGGAGCATCAAGAGGCTCTCCGTAAGGCGCGTAAAGCCAAGCAACTGCGAAAGAAAGGCTGATAAGCCTATAGATTAAAATCGTTTCTTAGTTAGTAGAATGGCCGACACGATCGGGGTCCGTCAAAGATTTCAAGAAATTCTTGAAGCTTCGCGTACCCAGGACAGATCTAAGCACGCAACAACGTTAGTCGTTCTTAGTCATATCCAGCAGATGACCCTGCTGATGATTAAGAAAGGGCTCACTTTCTACTGCGAACAGGATACGTATCGATCTCGGTCTAAGTTTATTGAAGACCTCTTGTCTCTCAATAAGTTAGATATTCGCATACCTTCCATCATTCGGAATTTTCTTATAGACGGATGCGGACTTTTTTATTTTCGACCAGACCCTAAGTTAAAGTACCAAATTTATTTCTTCCCTAAAGATCAGTACAGGGTTTTCCACGATGTAAACGGAAACATCGAGGAAGTAGTAATTATTTATAAGTATAAAGTTCGGAACTCTAATCTAGGTTTGCCTTCAGAAATTTCCGGGTTGAATGAAAGGTATGTTCGTATATCTATAACGGATTCAAAGATAGCTGAGTTTGAATCTAACACAGAGCTTAGTTTTGATCTTGAACCCGGCGGAATTCTTACCGCAAACAACTCAAGGGAGAATACCTTAGGGTTTATTCCTGCCGTGGAAGTTTTGAACAAACCCGATAGTAGCGGGACTTCCGGAGAGGGCGAGTTTGAGCCGTTCATGGAGCAAATCGTTTTACACGATACGCTTATTAGTAACATTGCTAAGAATATTGAATTCTTTGGTAACCCCACCCTGATCAGTTCCCGTCCTCGTAGTGATCTGGTCGAAGCTAGTGATTCCGATCGTACATTCCGCCCAACCATCAGTAGCCAGAGTGGCTTTGGTGGTAGGGACACACCCTCAACTCGTGTAAGTGAACCCTTTGGTTCCAGTGGATTGATGGGAGGGTTGCGTGTTCCTCGGATCATTGCAAATGTCGAGCCTTCCGACCGTGTGGGCTACATGACGCCCGACCCCGTTAACGGGGACATGAACCGTTGGGCACTACTCCTCAGGGAGGAGATCCGGACCGCTCTTGGCGGGGTTGATGAAATTTCTGTTTCTGCCGGGGCGACCGCAACGGAAATTAAGGGTCTTATGGGGCGGGCGCAAGCCACGGCTTTGCGTAAAAATAAGAGCTTCCTTAGTTATGGTTTTTGCAAACTGATGGAAATGATCGTGTTCCATCAGGAACAGACATTTAAAAAGAGTTTTGCCGTCGTCTCCAAGTTAAAAAGTCCCGTTCCTGTTGCTGACGGATCTGCCGAAGAAGCCACTAGATTTGCAGCCGAACAACAAAAATACGATGCGAAACTAGACGCGATGATAAAAGAGGCTTTATCTACAGCCTCTGTGCCCCACGGTGTTTTTGGGCTTCCGCCGGACGGAGATCGTACGGTTTCTTATCGCTACCAAGGGGATGTTTACGAGGATACTGCGTACGACATCAACCAAAAGTCGATTGTTGTTCGTAACTTGCAAGAACTCGGGGTAGATAGCGTGGAGGCCCTGCGTTATCTATTCCCCGATAAAACTGACACTGAACGAGAGGAGATGCTTAAGGGGTTTCCTTTTAGAATGATTCAGCAAACTCAAAGCGCGTTTCAGCAATTTTTGGTATTATTATCACAGATGTTGCAAACGCCACATCCACTTGCTCCGGACCAGCCCCTCGGTGCTGATCCTAGATTAAACCTAACGCCTCTGTTGTACAGGACGTTCGACCACCTTGCGCAAGAACTAACCTACTCGGGTAGCTATGAGCCAGCAGATCCAAGCTTCGATCCCGAGCCCGGTCTCCCCGGCGGTAGCGGCCCCTCAGGCGGCGCCTTCGGACCAGGGCTCAACAGCCTACCCCCAGTGGGTGGCGCAAACCAGTACCCCGGCGGTAGCTTCGGTACCTACGCTCCAAGCGCCGTCGCAGGCGCAACAGGGTACGGGCCTTTCTACCAACAGCCAGTACAACCAGTCTCCGTCCGCTTACTCCCCGTCGAATCCGTGGGAAGCGGCGATGGGCAGTTTGGAACGGGTGGTCTCACGCCTGTCCCCCTCCCCCAGCCAAACAGCACAGTCTCCGCAGTACCCAACAACGGCGCAGGCTACTCAACACTACAGTCCGAATTTACAGGGCCAACCCTGGGCCTATCAAGCCCCTACGGCAGCGCCGACCTACTCCAGCAACGCGTCTACGACCCCAACTTCCTCTCCGACTTCTACGGGCGGACAGCAAGTCCCCCAGCTAAGCGCCGCAACCGCTCAGGTCGTTAACCACTTCGGCATCGAAGCCCCTGGGATCCTCAATCAATATTCCGTAACTCTGGAAGATGCTCTGATCGCTCAAAACGAGCGGATGGAAGCCATTGCTGCCCGTGGTTCTGCCATGGAGCACATCCTGACTAACCCGGATCAACTGGCGGACTACACCAACCGCTTCTTCACGGAAGTGTACCCTGTGGACGCCGACGAGGCCCCTTACCGGCCTCAAGCTGGCTACCAACCCAGCTATGATATGCCCGCTGTTCCAGCCTCTGCTGGTGGCCCCGTACGGCAGGATCCTGATTCACAGTGGCAGGGTTTCTCAAACACCATGAATCAAAACCCCGAACAGGCGTGGCGATTCCTGAGTCAAATGAGTCCTGATGCTTTCCGTCAGAAGCTGTTGTTCCTCGACGCCGCTTGATTGCTTTAGTCGAATGAAAAACAAACTCCAGTTCGCTTAAGACACGAACTGGGGTTGTTTTTTTTATACCGCACAGAAGTATACTGAAACTAAAGATTCTTGATCATGGTTCAACATATCGGATATTCCCGGCGCCGTTCTGAGCCCGGTTCTGCCGAACTTATCGCTCAACTAGATGCACTGAAGGCCGAAGTCTCTGCTTTTAAACAGGAGCACCAGACCGATATGACTAGCGTTGCACTAGACCTGGCAAAAATTGATGAAAAAGTAACCCCTCCGGTTGCTTAATCTGCTCTGGGTATACTTTAAGTAGACCTAAGCACGATTTCCGTGGGTTACATTTCGCTGGTCAATTATAAGTACGACAAAGGCCCTCACCAGCTTCAAGGCGGCCCTAACCACACTGATGATAGTCTTCTACTAACTCAAAAATACTTAGTTGTTTCAAGCGGGTACGTTGATTCGTTAGGCAATCAAGTTTCTTGGTACGGGGTCAACGATGTAGGTAATGATTATGGACGGTCAGTCGTTGGCCCTCCGAACTCGGGCGCATACGTCGTAGACACTTGGCGAGCTGTACCAACTCCAGTTTCTGGCTTTTGGTCTGACTATAATTTCACCTATTACGCTCCTAGTGGCGAACTTAGTGTGTACAACGGATTCCGTGGGTACACAACACAAACTATCGCTAACGCTAAGGTTTTAACGTCGTATAACCCGCAGTATGGTACGCGGGATATGGGCGCCTACACATATTACTACGGGCAGGCGCCGTCTACCCAGACGTATGATCCGTATAATACACCCGCTTCTATTACTACATCAGAAGGCACTACGGGAGGTGGTGTTAGTCACCCTCGTCATATGGGAGCTTTGCTGACCACGGTGGCTGTTGCGGGGGCGTCCACGGGGTCTCGTGCTGAATGGGTTTACAACCCTCCGGTATATTGTCAGACGTTTACTGAGAGTTTTTATACTGGCGTACCTGGCTTTATGGGTGCTCCGACTCACTACATGTACCGGGGCAAATCTTCAAGGTACGCCTTCAATCTCGGGTCGATCTACGGCGTGGGTGGTGAAGGTATTCGCTCTATTCCTCATCGGTTTAGCCCTTCAGTCAATAGTAGTAATCAAAAAAGCATTTAACGCTATAAACGCGACAAGTAGTACACTAGTTACATAAAAACGATTTAAACTAAGGGAGTAATTTCGCGGAGATTGACGCTTTGTTCGTCAAGTGGCGCTCATAGGCTGAGAGGCTTATGCAGTATCGGGTGAATTGCTGGAACCCTTCCCTTTAGCACAGACAAATCAGGCTTATCCTGAGAACCTTGACAATTAGAGCCGACTTATGTCGGAAGAATTTTCAGCTTAGGATGTGCGCCTAAGCTGAGGGAATCAGCAGCCAAGCCGCATGGGAACGTGCGGAAGGTTCAGAGACTAGATTGTACGATCCAGAACGGATTATGAGAATCCACGAGCGCCCGACACCCTACCTATGAGGGTGATGATATAGTCCGAGCTGCATCAATGGTAAAGATGCAGAGCTAGAGGATAAAGAGCCTCTAGGGTAACACAACTGCGACAATGATTTTCCGAAGTTGCTCGGCGCAGAACTCTACCGGCCTTAAAAACATCTGTCTAACCCTCTAACAGACAGATCGTTGTGTGGGGCGCCCACGGTGAAAGCTGTGGGGCAATACCCGTCAAATTCGGTGAACCCTTGAGGATGGGAATACCGAGCCAAGCCCTTTATGGGAAGGTGTAGAGCCTGTACGGCGGGCTCCGTAGCATGTATAATCATGCCGGAGAAGATACAGGGAGTGATTGGATGACAAAGGTAACTAGAGATGAAGTGCGTTCTTTTCTCATCGGAACTTTGTTAGGAGATTGCTACGCTTCGCCAACTTATCAATGGCAGTGGAGTAATACCGAACAAAATTATGTTGAGTGGAAAGCAGGTTTTATCCGGAGATACCTCGGTGCGTCTTGCACAGTTTTAGAGTCAAAAGATTCTACTTGTGCAAACGGTTTTATGTATCGTTTTGCGTTGTGTTCAAACAAAGGTCGTCTTCGTATTTACCGTAATTGGTTTTATACAAAAGACGGCAAAAAACACATAACAAAACGTATTCGTCATTTTGACCATCCTTTGGGACTTGCGGTCTTAATTCTTGACCAAGGTTCTTGTAGGGGCGGACTCACAAAAGACTATAAAACCGGCAATACGTACTACCGAAAACCTACGGTACGCATTCACTTAAACGCTTATCCCGAAGAGGAACTTGTTCTTTTTCAACAGGCGCTTAAGACTAACTTTGATTTAACCACGACTCTTCAAAAAAAGAGATCCGGTAAATCTGATGGTCTTATAGATGTGTATTTTGGGACAACGGAAACGCAAAAACTTTGGACGCTCATTAAACCCTGGGTACCTGATTTAGTTTTTGCTCGTAAAAAATTTCATCCACTCATCATCCAGACTACAAACGCTAAGTACGTACAACGTCAAAGAGGCTGTGCGTTAGATTAGCGGCAGTGAAAACTGTAGTAGTAAAGCACCCGGCTTACGTTGTAGAGATGGCTGCAGAGCCCGTGGTTGTTCATGATTTCTCAAAACAACCAGGGCAGACCGTGCAACTTGATCGTTACAGGTTCTGGGGAAACCCAGGAAGCAAGGAATCACGGGAGCGTACTGCAGAGCAGACCATCGGTACTGCTAGCAGCCGCAACATCGTTAAGGATAAGGTGCTGGTGACTCTTCGTGAGTACACAGGCCCTGCAGATCCTAGCGATCCTACACAGGCTAGCACTTTCAAGATCGCACGTGAGACACTGATTACCGCGCAGCGTTTGCTGCTCGATACCGGTAACCTTACTGCATTCCACCAATCCATTGGTAGCCTCACCCTGCTGGATGACTATCGCCGGTGGCGCGATCGGGTGTTCATCAACGAACTCCTGAAAGCTGTTTCTAAGGGCAAGTCTTCAGATACTCAAGGTGGTTACTACTACCCTGGCGATTTGGCTGTCGGTTCTCTGACCTACACCAACTCAGAGCAAGCCAAGTTTGACGTTAAGGACGACCTTCTTCGGGTGGTCAAGTCCTTGCGTAAGCGTAATACCCCCACCTACCAAGATGGGTTCTACCGTTGCGTTTGCGATCCTACCTTCCTGATGCACCTGCGTCAGAACTCTGACTTCCGTGAGGTGGCTCGCTACCCCGGCAACG